CTCCCTCCTCCCTATTATCAATATCAATACCTCTAAGGATAAGGTTACTAGAGCTATGCGGAGATCCGCTAACTTTGAAAACGGTAAGATCTGGTTTAGAGAGGGTATGGATGATCTGGAGGAGTGTTTACTACTATTCCCAGAGGTGGAGCACGATGATTTATTTGATGGCTTAGATTTTGCCTGTGCTATGGCAGATAATAACAATGAGATCATAGTGCATAGTAGAGAGGATTTTTATATCTAATCTTTTAGCCCTTATAAGTGAGGGCTATTTTTATTACCAAAATTAAAGGAGGAAAATAATACAATGATAAGCAAGCCGATTGATAAAGAATTTAATGCGGAGCTGGAGGAGAGTAGGTTTAGTGCCTCTTTCCTTAATGATCTGGTAGAGGCACATACTAAAAAGGTGGCTCCCAGATACAGAAAGTTTCAAAAGCTGTACGAGGGTAAGCATAAGATCCTCAATAGAAAGAAAACCGATAAGAATAAGCCTAATAATAAGGTGGTTAATGACTTTTTCGGACAGGTTATTGATAACACAGTAGGCTACTTTTTGGGTAATCCCATTATCCTTAACTATACAGAGCCTACTCCAGAAAAGCCTAGAGTAGATACGGATCCTGTGGATGTGGGCGTGGATATGAGCTCTATGGAGGATACAGCGGTACAGGATTACTTAGATGAGCTGGGCGTAGAGAATGATAAGGATGATCTCTTTATCGAATGGGGTAAGGAGGCTATGATTAAGGGCTTATCTCATATTCTGGTATATCAAGATGAGGAGAGCATTACTAGATTTATGCGTATCTCTCCAGAGGATCTTATTATCGTGTATGAGAATAGTGCTACCAAAAAGGCTAAGTATAAGATCCGCCTCTATGATATTGATACAGAGGATACAGGGGTTACTACTCACTATGCAGAGGTGTATAGTGCTACTAAGATGGAGCTCTTTAAGTGTACGGATAGTACCGATGTGGGCGGAGCTAGTAGAGAGTTTTGCTCTTATGCCTTTGTAGAGGAAAAGCCTCATATCTACGGTAGGATCCCTATTGTTACCGTGTATAACAATGAGGAGCAGATGAGCGATCTGGAGAAAATTGAGAGCCTTGTAGCGGATTATGATAAGGTGCTCTCCGATGTTTCTAATGAGTTTGAGGCTTTTAGAAATGCGTACCTTATGCTTAAGAATATGACCGCTGGTAAGGATGGTATCAATAAACTCAAAGATGAGGGTATTATAGAGGTTATGGAGAATGGAGATGTTAAGTTTGTTACTAAGCAGATCCAGACGGAGGCACTAGAAAACCATCTTAACAGGCTGGAAAAGAGTATCTACACTTTCTCACAGGTGCCTAACCTCTCCGATGAGAATTTTGCAGGTAATCTTAGCGGTGTAGCTATCCGTTTTAAGCTCTTTGGGCTGGAAACTAAGTGTATCATCAAAGAGAGAAAGATGGAAAAGGCTATTAGAGAGCTGGTAAGGGTACTTACGGTGCCTATTAGGGTATCCACAGGTAAAGAGATTGATCTCCTTAACCTCAAAGTGGAGTTTACCAGAAATGTACCTAATAATCTTACTGAGATCGTGGATACCGTTACTAAGCTGGATGGAAAAGTGGATAAGGAAACTCTCCTTAGCTTGCTCCCCTTTATTGATAACCCTAAAGAGGTGCTGGATAAGATGGAGCAGGAGGCACAGAGGGCTAAAAAGAGTAATGATCCCTACTCTCCAGAGAATGTAGAGGCGGATGGTGCTAACTTATTCCCTAATCTTAATGCACAGGGAGCCCAGAATAGCCCACAGGAGGCTTTAGAGGCACAGGGGGCTATAATTCCTCAGCCGAAAGCGTAAAAGGCTGTGAGAGGCTCACAGGAGGCATTAAGGAGGTGTAAGAAATGGCATATACAGGCTACATAAATCCAGAGGTAGCGAAAATGTACGGTATTCCTTACAGCCAGCTTACCCCAGAGCAGAAAAGGATACTCCACGCAGACAGCCTACGGAGGGCTAAGCTGATAGCAGAGCGTGAGGAGGCTGTACTGAGGAATAACTTAAAGGCGTTTGAGGATGAGGCTAGAATGGAGAGAGTTTTAGCCTCAATCTATAGGGATTGCCAGAAACAGATCTTAGCAGATGTTACGGAAACCATAGCAAAGGTAAAAAAGGCTGGCGGAGAGTGGAGCTATGCTAATCAAAGTGCTCTTACACGGAGTAGAGGGCTTTTTGAGCAGATCACAGCAGAGCTTACTAAGTTGGGGCAGAAAGAGCAGATCCTCTTTACACAGGGCTTAAGTAATATCTATACGGATCAGTTTTTAAGGCAGGTGTACGAGCTGGGGCAGAGTATTCCTGTAAAGGCTAACTTTAACAGGCTTAATACAGCTCTGGTAAGGAAAACCATAGATTATCCGTGGAGCGGTGCTATGTTTAGTGATCGCCTATGGAATGATAAGGAAACGCTGGGTAAAAACCTTAGAGTAGGACTTACCCAGAGTATGATACTGGGAGAGAGTATCCCACAGATTACCGATAGGATCAAAAAGAATATTGATACCAGTAGGTATAATGCGGAGAGAGTGGCTAGAACGGAAACAAAGAGAGTTACCTACTGTGCTCATAATGATGCTTATGAGGATATGGGCGTAGAGGAGCTGGAGTACCGCTGTGCTAACGGTGGAGATCATCGTACTTGTAGTAATTGCCACGCTGATAATGGTAAGCACTATAAGAGGGGCACAGAGCCTACTCTCCCACGCCATCCTAATTGTAGGTGTGTGTATATCCCTGTGGTATCGGATGAGTTTGGGGATAATGAGCTTAATGAGCTTACAGGCTCCGTAAGAGGTGCAGAAAACTACGAAAAGTGGAGAGCTGAGCAGGATGAGCAGTTAAAACAGGCTAAACTCATACAGGAGGCAGAGGATAAAAAGTTAGAGCTGGAGGATGAGGAGTTTAACCTAGCTTACTTGGAAAAATCTAGCGGTACTTATGGTACAGGATATTATGAGGGTATCTGGAAAGATCCTGTAACTCTTAAGGATTACACTAGTAAGAAAGACAAAATACCAGCTAAAAAAGAATATTTTGAAAACCAGCTAAAAATAGCTACAGGATCCGATTATGATAAGTTTAATGGGCTCCTAGCCTCTCTGGAGGACTTTGAGGAAAAGGGTAAAGAGTATGAGGCACAGGCTAAGAAAGTTGTTAAACTTCGTAAAGAGCTGGAGGATGTGCAGAAACGAGCTGGTATATGGGTAGATGATCCGTATAGTCAAGATCGTAAAGATAATGCTTATTGGTTTAAGAGTACAGAGGATGCAGATACCGTACTTAGGGGCGTTTGTGGGGATGTTTGGAGAAATGCTCCGAAAGATCAGCGATATGCTGGCTGGGATTATACCGCTGGAAGTGGAAAATTTAATAGACCTCTTACAGGACACGCTGGATCGTGGTATAATAATATAGGCACTAAAAAAGTAAGCCTAGATTATGAGGGTGCTGGAGATGAGATCCGTAAACTTACTACCCTTATAGATAAATCGGAATATGATTTTGATATATGGTTACAGCGTGGATGTGGTACGGAGGCGATAGAGAGTATGCTAGGAGTTAAAAACTTCGGTAGTATGACAGAGGCAGAGCTCCAAAAGTTTGTAGGTAAGGGCGGTAGGCAGTATAACTTTATCAGTACAGGCGTAGCTAAAGGTAAGGGATTTTCTGGGGATGTTATCTGTAATATTTATGCTCCGAAAGGTACTAAGATGCTCTATGCAGAGCCCTTTAGTTATTATAGTGGTGCTGAGTATGATACCAGCGATAGCTCTAAGTTATGGGATGGTAAGAAAAAGCAAACTGTATTTGGATATGAGAGTGAGATGCTGATCCAACGAGGGGCATACTACAGGATTACCAAAATAGAAAAATCTGGTTATACTACTTATATTGATATGGAGGTAGTACTGGATAAGGGTTATGATAAATTCCAGCAAAGAGGAGCCTTTAAGGGTTACGGAGCGTAAGGAGGTAAAACGCTATGAACGGGAAACAAACAGAGCGAGATAAAGAGTTAGCAAAAGAAAAATTTACCCCTTTTGGAGAGGGTAAAACTTGTGAGGGGTGTATTTTTAGTAAAGGATCTACTCCTTTTGATGATGCTCCAGATAAATGTAGCTGTGCGGTGTATAAATACCCTAAGACTAAGCCAGACAGCGTATTTTTAGAGGGAGCTACTTGTAAGTATCGTAGAGAGCGGTAATAAAGGTAGAGCTACTAGTGTAAAGCTGGTAGCTCTATTTTTTTTGCTTTTATATACCCCTCAAAAGTTTTTTTTCAAAAACCTCTTGACAAAATTATATAGGGGGTATATAATAAATACAACGAGATACAAACTGAAACTCAAAACGGAGGTAAATAGATTATGAAAAGAGAAATGATCGGAAAGTTGGTAGAGGAGTTTAATGGTTATTCTGAGTTGGTAGCATTGAACTACGCACAGATTAAAGAGGGTAAATGTGATGATGGTACCCTCCAATGGAATAGGGGTAGCCTTAATAAGATTGAGGAGCATCTTAGAATGTTTGCGGAAATGTGCGGAGTAAAGCTCTACTGGGATTGTAGAGAGCATATTTTTGGTTTTGATGATTGGCAGAGAGTGCTCACATATCGTACAGTAAGAGTAGATTGTCTGGAGCTTAAGGATTGAGGAGGTAAATTATTGTGGATTGGAAAAGAGAATTTAGAGAGATGCTTGCAGAGGATAAGTTTTCTACAGATAGTGATATTGAAAACTTTGCAGATAAGCATAATGTACCGTGTGGGAGGGTTTTTCATTATTTAGATGAACTTAAAACAAAAGGTACAAGATGCGAGGGCTGTAAACATATCGGTTTTAGATATTCTATGTATCCTTGCAATATTTGTAATAGGGCTCCCTACATCAAAGATATGTACGAAAGGTAAACTAGGATTTAACGGAGAGAGGATAACCCTCTCTAAATCCGTTTGGGAAGTGTGATTATATTACTCATAAAGGAGGTAATAGTATGAGAATTTATAAAAATGAAATTTTGGGCGGAGTGTGTGGGCTGGCTCTGGGAGATGCTTTAGGCGTACCGTTTGAATTTATGCAGAGAGAGCAGGTTAAAAAGTATGATCTTAGCAGAATGTACGAATACGGTACTCACAAACAGCCGATGGGTACCTTTAGTGATGATACAAGTATGGTACTAGCTACTATGGATGCTATGTGTGGTAATCTGGGATCTATGAATAGAGTTATGGATAACTTTATAGATTGGCTGGATAGAGGCAAATATACCGCTAATGGGGATGTATTTGATGTGGGAGGTACTACACTTAGAGCTATTGAGCGATACCGTACAGGAGAGGCTTTAGCTCTTTGTGGGGAGGATGATGAGTATAGTAATGGTAATGGATCTCTTATGAGGATGTTACCTGTAGTGTATTATGTGTGGGTGCATAGAGGGCTTAAGGTTGATGCAGATACAGTAAATATTATCTCTATGTATTCTGGGCTCACTCACGCTCACGAGGTTAGTAAAGTGTGCTGTGTGTATTATGTATATATCGCTCTATACATTTTGGCAGAGGGGGCAAAACTAGGGCTCCGGAGAGCTATTGAAAACGGTATTAAGGCTGTAGAAAACTATTATAACAGTGCTGGATATAATCCTATTCTGGGTATTAGAGGCATTGATAGCCTTATGGAGATTTTTAAGCTGGATGAGGAGGATATTAAAAGCTCTGGTTATGTGATAGATACCCTAGAGGCTAGTTTGTGGAGCCTGTATCACGCCACAGGCTTTAAGAGTGCTGTAGCTGGTGCAGTTAGTCTAGGGGGAGATACGGATACTGTAGGAGCTGTTACAGGCTCTCTAGCAGGTGTTTACTATGGGTTTAGTAATCTTCCTGTAGATTGGATGCAAGAGCTTAGAAATAAAGAGTTGATTTATGGGATCTGTGATAAGTTTTATGAGAAATACAAGTAAGGAGGCTTTATGTTTGTTATTGGGATTGGTAATGTAACTGAGTGTAACAGCTCTTACATTTTCCTTAACAATGAGGGAAAACAGGATAGAATAAAGGCTACAGAGGAGCTCCTTAGGGTTATCTTAGATACCGCCTCTAATGATTATGCTTTTTATGGCAGAATGTGGGAGGTAATTACTACAGAGTATGAGAGGCTTAAGGCTGAGGCGGAAAGAAAATATCACTTTATCACGGATGAGATGATAGCAGAGGCTTTTAAGAGGGATAGAAAAGAGGGGCTAGAGCTTAGCTGGAGTAAAGAGAGCCATAATGCAGAGTGTAGTAGGCAGTATAATAGGATTTTCGGAATGTATGAGGGTGCTAATCTGGCTAGTAATCGTAGATGGGAGGCTAATAAGCTCTTAGTACAGGCAAAAAATAGCCTAAAAATTAAATAAACAGGTAGAGGCGGATAGTGTAAAAGCTATCCGCTTATTTTTTTTTCATTGTTTTACAGACAAACTCCATTAGTATTACATAAAATGTTCGGTATTTGTGTAAGTTTTTTTCGTGGTTAATACATAAATTGTTCGTAGTACTTGCTTTACTTATGAAAGGTTTAAGGGCTTTTCTGTGGGTAACTTACGAGGGATCCATAAATTAGAACTTTACTTTAAGGAGGTAAAAGAAAATGGCTGAAATGGCTAACGAAACAAAGGCAAATGTAACCACAGGCACAGAGGAAAGCGGTAAGGATACCGCACAGGCTACCGCTGGTACCGCTACTACGGAGGGTACTACTCCTAAGGTTAAAACGGAGGAGGAAATCCGTGCAGAGCTCCAGAAAGAGTATGAAAAGATGGCAGATAAGAGAGTAACTGATGCTATCAAGAAAAAGGAGAAAGAGTGGGCGGATAAGCAAGCTAGGGAGAAAATGACAGAGGATGAGCGTAAACAGGCTGAGGAGCGTGAGCGTTTGGAGGCACAGGCTAAGAAAGATTTTGAGCTTACCATCAAGGGCTTAAGATTGGATGTAGTGGATGCTATCGCAGAGCTGGGGCTGGATGCAGGTTTCCGTAATCTTATCGCTGTAGAGGATCTTGCCTCTATCTCCGATGATGCAGAGCGTAGAGAAAAGCTCACAGAGCGTATCAAGGGTATGAAAGCTCTCTTTGATGCTGAGGTTGCTAAGCAGGTTGCTAAGGCAAAGGCTGAGTTTCTTAAGGGAGAAACTCCTAAAACAGGCTCCCAGAAAGACGATAGCAAAACCGCTTACGATCAGTACAAAAAGGATGGTAATGTAAAGGGTATGCTATCCGAAAAGATGAGTGCATATCGAAACAGTAAAGAGGAGTAATGTACTCCTCAAATATCAGTAGAAAAAATCTTAAAGGAGGATAATTACAATGGCTGATATGGTTAAAAGATCCAGTTTTTTGGAAAATGAGGTTGTTGACCTCACAGAGGAGATCAAGCTGGTATCTCCTACTGATACTCCCCTTACTACTATGCTGATGGCTAGAGGACAGGTGGAAAAGGCTACGGATATTACCGTAACTTGGAGAGAGCGTGAGCTCAATACTAACAGAGGTACTCTTAAGCTGGAGGGTGCAGATGCAGGAGAGGTTATCACTTCTACTAGAGGTAGCCTTAACAATGTGTGCCAGATCATCGAAAAGGTTACACAGGTTTCTGGTACTGCTAGAGCTCTTAAGCCTAAGGGCATTGGCGATACCTTTGATGCAGAGGTGCAGGATCGCTTGATCGAAACTAAGAGAGATCTGGAGTGGTACTTCCTTAACGGTGTTAAAACTCTGGAAAGTGATGATACTCCTAGACAGATGGCAGGTTTGATGAACCTTGTTAATGCTAACAATGTTGTTACTACCGCTGGTGCTCTGGGTGAAAATCATATCTTGGATGCTCTCCAGAAAATGTGGGATAAGGGTGCACAGGGCGAGTACTTTGCTTTTGTGAACGCTACCCAGAAACGAGCTATTAACGCTATCGCTAAGGCGGAGGGTAATGTACGCTGGGTTATGGATAATGGCTCTGTAGCTAACAAGTACGGTATCGCAGTTTCCCAGATCGTTACTGATTTTGGTACTGTTAATCTGGTACTGGATCGCTATATGGAGAATAACGGTATCCTTATCGTGGATATGGATGAGGTGCGTATCTCCGAACTTAGACCTACTTTCTATGAGGATCTCCCTAAGGCTGGCGATTACTTCAAGGGGCATATCATTAACGAAAGTACTATTAAGCTGTTGAACAGCTACGCAGGTGCTAAGATCCTTGTTACTGAGTAATGAGGATCTAGCCTAGCTCAAAATAATCTAAGGAGGTATATACAAATGGCAGAACAGGCTAAGGAAACTAAGGGAGCAGAAAACACTACTCCTAAGGCGGATGAAAAGAAAACCACTAAGGCAGAACAGGCTAAGGAAACTAAGGGTACTACTGAAAAGGTTTACCACTTCAAGAGTGCTAACAAGTTTCTTAGCTGTGTAGC